TTGGCTGGTGGGCATGGAGCCAGCCCAAGACCCGCTGGCTAGTCTCAGCCCCGACTAGCGCAGACGTCAGGGGCACATGCTTTGAAGGCGACTCAGGCCTTCTCTCCGTTATCCCCCAAGAGCTGATTAAGGACTACAACAAGGCGCTACACGAGCTGTTCCTGATCAATGGCTCGCTGATTAAGGGCATCCCGGCGTCTGAGCCTGAGCGCTTCCGAGGCCCTCTATTCCACGGTGGCTGGCTAGACGAGCTGGCGGCATGGGAGTACATCGACGATGCTTGGGACATGCTCCAGTTCGGTATGCGTCTGGGTAAGAAGGTGCGCCTGCTCTGCACTACGACCCCGAGGCCAAAGGATCTGATCGTGGATCTGGTAGGTCGGGAGGGCGACGATGTGGTGATCACCCGGGCTTCCACTTATGCAAACATCGACAACCTTGCTGACAACTTCAAGCGCCAGATCCTGCAGTATGAGGGCACGAGACTGGGGCGGCAGGAGATTGAGGCTGAGCTGATTGACCCTGAGGAGTCAGGGATTGTGAAGCGCGAGATGTTCCGCCTGTGGCCTGCCAACAAAGAGTTCCCAAAGTTCGAGTTCATCCTACAAAGCTATGACTGTGCGTACACCGAAAAGACGGTTAATGACCCGACGGCGGCTACTACTTGGGGAGTATTTAAGCCACTTGACGGGCCGATGGGGGTCATGCTCATCGATGCGTGGCAAGATCGACTTCAGTATCCGGATCTACGCCCGAAAGTCATTGAAGAGTTTAAGGTGTCGTATGGCGCTGACCCCGAGGCTGAAGCCCGAGGAAACTTTACCGGCGGCAAGAAGGTTGACTTGGTGCTTATTGAAGACAAGGCTGCAGGCATATCGCTCATCCAAGACTTACAAAGAGCCCACCTGCCGGTGAGAGCCTACAACCCCGGCAAGGCTGACAAGATCCAGCGCCTCTCGATCGTCGCGAATATCATCGCCCACAAGCGCGTATGGATACCTGAAAGCTCAGTGCGCAAGGGGTACGTCAGGGATTGGGCCGAAGGGTTCGTGAGCCAGATATGCAGTTTCCCAGAATCAACTCATGATGATTACGTAGACAGTTGCACACAGGCTCTGAGATACTTGCGCGATGCGGGATGGCTTGACATTGATCCGCCGCCGCATTATGACGATGATGACTACGTTGATCCGAAGCCTAAGCGGGTCAATCCTTACGCGGTGTGATCATGCCTAATCCAAAGATCCTATCTGACCTATTGAAGGCTGCTGGCAAACTACCGAAGGGCAGCCCAGCTGCAAGGGAGGCTGTAGGCGCCAAGATCGCGGCAGAGGAAGCTGAGAAGGCTGCTCTGTACAAGGCGCAGCCGATTGCGACAGAGACGGGCAGAAAAGCGATTGCACAGTCGAAACAAACCCTGATGACTCCTGAGCAGCAGGCAAGGATGGAGGCCGAGCTGAGGGAGAAGGGCAAGCAAAAGTTCCTTGAGCCTAGTAAGGTGAAGGAGCGGTTGTATCACGGAACATCAAAAGCAGATTTGACGGAATTCAAAACAGGAAAAGCAATTAAAGAAAAACAATATCCCGGAAACACTATTGAGCCTTGGGCGGTAGACAATCGTGATGCTGTTTTTTTGACGCCAAGTCCAGAGTTTTCTGGCAAGTATTCTGGTGGTGATTGGGATATAAATTTAGGATATACGCCAACCATATATCCGGTGCATGTTCAAGTAAAAAATCCGTGGGATTACGAAAATCCGGAACATATTGAAAATGTTATCCAAGCATATAAAGAAAAATATCCTTTGCAGAGAGACAAATCAGGAGCCGTCCCGTCGGAAGAATCATTAAGACATTATCGGTTTGAAAAAAATGTACGTGAGTTGCCTTTGCGTGAAAAAGATAATTGGAGTGGTGTTGAACAGGCTGCTTTGCAAGAAATAATTAAAAGCCTCGGGCATGACGCTTTTTTTGTAAAAGAGGCTGGTATTAAAAATTTGGGCGTTTATGACCCGAGGCGCATCAAGTCAGCCACTGGCAACATCGGCACTTACGACATTACGACCCCTGACATTACAAAGAAGGACGGCGGCCTTGCGATGGCTACTGGCGGTCAAGCCTTCCCATTACAAGAAGAGTTCCAAGCAGAGGTTGAGCGCAGAGCTGCCCGTCCTCGCACCCGAGCTGGTGTGCCTGTAGAGGATACGAACGTCTTAGGCGGGGCTTTGCGTGGGCTGGCTAATACATTGGGTGGGCTGGCGTTTGGGCGCACTGTAGGCACGTTAGGTATGCCTGCAGACATTCTTGAGCCGACTGCAGCCACGGGCGCAATGATCCCTATGTTCGGCATGGCTGGGATGCCATCTGAAATCTCCAAGGCGCTTGTCCAGCGCTTCGCCCCTAAAGGCCCTGACATCCCTGCCCCGACGTCTGAGTATCTGCTGGAGAAGGGGCTAGAGAAGTTCAAGCCTCCGCAAGAGTTTGAGGTGTCAGCCAAGCTTGGACGCTTCCTGCCGTTTGATATTACAGAGATGCAAGCCGCAGGCCGTAAGTTGAAGGCACTGCAGCCCACGTTTACAGAGATGATGGAGACGGGGCTAGAGAGGGCGACGGCTCCCGCGAGGATGTATGCCGCTCCCGAAGAGGGTGCGAAGCTCAGTAAGGAAGAGTACAGCCGCATGATGCGTGAGAAGTTCGCAGCGCAGAATCTGGCGAGGGAGGAGAAGAAGGTTACGGCTGCTGACCTAAAGCCCCAAGAGGTCAAGGTGCCTGCTGACCGATTAGGCTTCTATTCTCCTGCTGAGAAGGCCGCAGCCAACCTGAAGCGCAACATTGGTACGGGTGAGGCATTCCTGCAAGACATCAAGAGGGCGCCTGATGTGTCACCCGACGACTTGGAATTTACTGGGCTTGAGCGTTGGCTGAAGGGTAAGAAGACTGTCAGCAAGCAAGAGATCCAAGACTATATGAAAAATAACCGGCTTGTGCTTGAGGAGGTGGAGTACAGGCAGGGCACTAGCGATATAGATGAGATGAAGTTCTCTCGTGAAGGAGAGGTTGTTGATGACTATGACGGCATCCAAATGAGGGCTGACGACATAATTTATGACTGGGACAATTATGGGTACAAGTCAAGAGATGAGATTCGTGAAGAAATACTAAATCGCTACACCCCAGAGGACGCTGAGCCATTGATCAACAGTGGGCAAATTGATGAGATGGTTGATGATGCCATCAGCGAGACTGCCTATCAAATGGCATCAGACGAATATTATGACAACCCTTATCGGCGCTGGAGAAACGACACCGGATACGAAATCTTTGGCAACGACGATGTTGGCTATCAAATTCAAGACCCAAGAGGTCGTGACATTACCCCAAGCCGTGGCGTCTATGACTTTGAGACGGCTGAGGGTGAGGTTCGTCAGCATGGCATGGATTATGGGTACGTTGATGAGGGCGAGACGAAGTATCACGACTACCAACTGCCGGGTGGTAGCAACTACCGAGAGCTCCTGATTAGCTCGCCTCCTAGTGAGAAAGACAACATATATCGAGAAATGCAAGACATAGAACGAGCAATGGCAGATGCTGTTGACCAGAGAGAATACAACGAGCTTAAAAAACAATTTAATGACTTGGCGAATGAGCACGACATTACGCCAGAGGATTACAGCAGCAGCCATTGGGATGTGCCTAACGTGCTGGCTCACGTTCGCCTGCAAGACCGGGTTGATGCTGAAGGTAACAAGAATCTGTACGTAGACGAGATGCAGTCTGATTGGCATCAAGAAGGCCGTCGGTATGGCTACAAAACAAAAGAAATTAACAAAAAGATTCAAGAGGCTTTGGAAAAGAGAAATCAAAAACAGGCAGAGATAGATTCAATTTGGCGCACAAGACAAGACAGAAACAGCCAGCTTGCAAAACAGTTTGCGGATTCTACTGATGAGTCAATAAAGGCGATGGGCTCAAAAGCTTTTGCTGAGCAAGATAAATTGCTCAATGAGCTTGATCAGGCTTACAACAAAGGCGCTCGTGAATTAACCAAGTTGCAAGAAGAGTACGGCAAGTACAAGGACATGGTTCCTGCTGGCCCGTTTACAGACAACTGGCACAAGATGGCGTTGAAGCGCGTCATGAAGTATGCCGCTGACAATGGCTACACAAGGGTTGGATTCTCTAAAGCGCAGCCGCAAGTCAATCGTTGGGGCACGGATGTGGTTGCTTGGGAAAAGGTTCCTGATGGCGCTTGGATAGTTACCGCAACCGAGCAGCGTGGCGGCAGAGCTGGGAACATCAATCTTGAGGACGATGCTCGTGCTCGCGGGATTCTTCAAGAAAATCGCCGTCTCATAGTTGACAACAGAGATGATCTTTATGCTGCTGTTGCAAAGATTGGTCGTGGCAAATCAGAGGCAGAGCTTCAAAAGCTAACTGATCGTATTTGGAAGCAGATGCAAGAGAAGGATGTTGGAATCGTGGCTCCTCGTGAAGCTGGCATGAAGAAGTTCTACGATGAAGATCTTGAGGGATCGCTGAAAAAGTACGCCAACACATACAAGGGCAAGTACGGTCAGACGACTTTGGATGTCCCGGGCGAGGGGCGCCAAACGATCAATTACATAGACATTACGCCAGAAGTAAAGAAGTCAACGTCTAAAGGCCAGCCCTATAAGACAGGTGGTGCGGTTCGCAAGGCTGATGGCGGCGCTGTCCACCCAGCCGTAGAGAAGTTTGCAGCCAGCCTGCCTCATCCTGCAGTGACAGAGTTTGAGAACCGCGTCATTGACTTAGGCGACATGATTACGGGCGGGAGTGCGGTTGACCTGTCTAACTTAGTTGCTAAAAGCTTTGCAGACGGCGGTGGCGTATGGAAGACGATGGTAGATGGGAAGTACAACACTGTACCTGACGTCAGTGATGCAGAGAGAGTAATTCAAGGCCCTGCCTTTGCAGAAGGTGGTGGCGTGTGGAAACAACTTGTAGAGGGGGCAGGAAATGCCTGAAATGCCGATAGACCAAGACTTTGGTCGTTTCATCGAGGGGATCACAAGTACGCCTGACGGTGGCGTTGTGATTGACATTGACATGGAAGACTCAGACGTTGAGGAGATGGAAGATGGCTCAGCCATTGTCAACCTTGACTCCAAGACTCCCAGAGACGACACAGACTTCTATGACAACCTGTCGGAGACGATGGATGTTGGAGAGCTGCAGGACATTGCTCTGCGTTACCTTGAGCTAATAGACAAAGACAAGGAAGACCGCAAGGAGCGTGACAAGAAGTACGCTGAGGGTCTGAAGCGTTCAGGTCTGGGGGAAGATGCTCCGGGTGGGGCTACGTTTACTGGCGCCTCGAAGGTTGCGCATCCTGTGCTGGCAGAGGCTTGTGTGGACTTTGCTGCCCGTGCAATCAAGGAGATGTTCCCGCCTGACGGCCCCGTGCGGACCAAGATCATGGGCGAGGTGGATGAAGAGAAGACGCAGCGGGCCGAGCGCAAGCGCGACTACATGAACTGGCAGTTGACGGAGCAGATCGAAGAGTTCCGCGACGAGCAAGAGCAGCTTCTGACGCAGCTTCCCCTGGGTGGCTCTCAGTACCTCAAACTCTGGTACGACGAAGAGAAGAAGCGCCCCTGCGCCGAGTTCGTGCCTATCGACCGCATGATCGTGCCGTTTGCGGCCACTAACTTCTACACCGCCCAACGGGCCACCGAGATCCACGAGATCACGGAGTGGGAGTTCAAGCGCCGCATCCGCACGGGCCTGTATCGGGACATTGACCTGATCCGGGCGACGATGCAGCCCGACGAGACCAAGGCAGAGAAGGCCAACAACAAGATTGA